GAGTAAAAGTGGTTATGAGCCGATTTGTAGATAAACTATAGAAATATAGTCTATTTATAAGTTGGCTCTTTTTTTGTCAAAAAATAAAAAAGGATTTAATAATATGATAACTATAGCGATTATATTTTATTGCTTAGTAATACCAGTTGTATTAATAATTATTACAAGTTTAATCAAAAGATGGTTGCGAAAATATATAGAGAAAAGAATTGACGAGGGTCTTATTCTTTTGGAAAAACTTGAGAATATAAATGATGAACTGGATACAAAGATAGATGGTGTAAAGATAAAAATGTATGATGTGTATCTTGATAGATGCAAAGAAAATCTAAATAAAAAAAGGGGAATGGACAATGAAGTTAGGCAACTTTCTAAGGAAATAAAAGAAAAAATAAGAAAAAACAAAGTTTAAGGTACTTCTAAAAACCTTTTTGAAAGCGAACGGGTTCGAAGCCCCAGAAAAAATATGTACACTAATTTTTTCAAATTTCATTTCCGTTCCGAAGGAGGTGTTATGTTAATAAAAGAAAATCAAATAATAAAAGCTACAGAATTGGCTAAATTACTGGGAATAACAGACAGACACCTTCGAAATTTGGCTAATGAAGGAGTGATAAAAAAAACGGAAAAAGGTAAGTATTTATTATTGGAAAGTGTTCGAGGATATATTGAGTATATAGAATCTAAAAATGATGTGGATTTGAATCTGAAAGATGAAAAAATCAAGGAAGAGATAAAGAAAATAAAAAAAGAAACCGAATTAAAGGGCTTAAAAATAAAAGAGCTTAAAAACCAGTTACATTCGGCAAGTATTATTGAAAAAGTGATGACTAGTAGTCTTGTGAATTTGAAAGGAAGGTTATTGTCTTTATCAAATAGATTAGCTCCGCAATTAATTGCTTTGGATAATTTGGGAGAGATTCAGGAAGTTATACAAGATTCAATAGTTGAAGCATTAGAAGAACTTAGCGAATATAGTCCGGAATTGTTTAAAAACAAAAACTTTATTGAAGAAGATGATGAGGAAGAACAGGAAGGAGTTGAAATTGGAAAAGGAAAACGTGGCAGACCTAAAAAAGGCAAATGATTTATTTAAGAAAATATTTTCAGTTTTAAAACCTCCGCCAAAATTAACAATAGATACATGGGCAGATAGATATAGAATTTTAAGTTCTAAAAGTTCAGCTGAACCAGGTAAATGGAGGACTGACAGAGTACCTTTTCAAAGAGAAGTTATGAGGGCTATATCCGATAGGAGAACAGAACGGGTTATTATGAAATACGGAGCCCAATTATCTAAAACAGAAATTTTAATGAACACTGTTGGATATTATGCTGACTATGAGCCTTCACCAATAATGTTTTTAATGCCGACTAAAGATATGGCACAAGATTTTTCAACCACAAGACTTAACGATATGATTCAATCGACACCGCAATTAAGAAGTAAAATTATTGAAAATGATAATGCAAGAGATACAAAAAGGCAAAAGGAATTTGCAGGTGGTTACATTGTTTTAACAGGAAGTAACTCAGCTGCTGAGTTGGCAAGTAGACCAATTAGAATTTTATTGGCTGATGAAATTGATAGATTTCCGTCTAATGTAAAAGACGAGGGTGATCCGTTAAATTTGGCAATTGAAAGAACAAAAACTTGGGCTAATAAAAAGATAGTATTAACAAGCACTCCGACAATTAAAGGTGGGAGTAGAATAGAATTAGCTTATGAAAACAGTACAAAAGAAGAATATTACATACCTTGCCCAAAATGCGGCGAAATGGTTAAGTTGGAGTGGAAAAATATAATTTTTGAAAATGTCTCACATAAATGTGAAAAATGTTTGGAATCTTCAAGTGAATATGAATGGAAAAGAAATCTTATTAAAGGTGAGTGGAGAAGAAGTAATTTAGAAATAGATCCTTATCAAGTACGGGGGTTTCATATTTCAGAACTTTATAGTCCGTTTTCAAAATGGGAAAGCATTATTCAGAAATTTAAAGAAGCCAAAGGCGATGAACAACTTATGAAGGTATTTGTTAATACAGCTCTCGGAGAATGTTTTGAAGAAAAGGTTGAAAGATTTGATTTTGAAAAAATACAAGCGAGAGCTGAGGATTATGGAGAATATATAAACGAAGAAGATGGTACGATAAATGATATTGAAATACCTGATAAAGTTACTGTATTAACTGCTGGAGTGGATGTTCAAGACAATAGGCTTGAAGTTGAAATTGTTGGATGGGGACCAGGAGAAGAAAGCTGGGGGATTTATTATAGAGTTATTATGGGAAATCCTGCATTGCCGTATGTATGGAATACATTGGATGAATTTCTTATGAGAGATTTTGAATATCAGAATGGAGAGAAAATAAGAGTTGCTTGTACTTGTATTGATACAGGCGGACATCATACTGATGACGTTTACAGGTATGTAAAAGCAAGAGAACAGTTGAATATTTTTGGAATAAAAGGAAGTGGAGAAGCTGGGAGACCTCTTATTTCGCGTCCAAGTAAAAATAATAAAGGTGGTATTTCGTTATTTGTGCTTGGGGTTAATACTGGAAAAGATTCAATAATGAGTAATTTAAAAGTTGAGAAACCAGGAGAAAAATATATGCACTATCCAAACGACCCTAAGCGTGGATATGATGAAGTTTATTTTAAAGGACTTACTTCTGAAATAAAAATTGTCACATTCAGTAAAGGGCAAGCTAAAATCGAGTGGAAAACAATTGGAGATAAAAGAAATGAACCTTTGGACATTCGGAATTATGCACAGGCGGCATTAAGAATAGCAAACCCCAACTTAAATATACGGTATTCAACGGATGTGCTTAATAATTTTAGGACACAACAAAGAAATAATGGTAGGCGAATAATTCGTAGCGGAATATAGGGAGGTAAAAATGTATAGTGTAGAAACTTGCAAAGAAATGATAAATTCATATATTGAGGCTGAAAAGTCTGTATTGTTGGGACAGAGCTATAAACTTGGAAGCAGAGAACTGACTAGGGCAGACTTAACGGAAATTATAAAAGCTAGGCAATTATGGGAGCATAATTTAGCACTTGCACAAAACAGTGGACGGCGTACACAGTCTGTACAGGTTATAATAAGAGATTTGTAATAGTTAGGAGGTGGAAATGATTGAATTTATTTGATAAGGCAGTAGGAGTATTCAATCCAGAAAAAGCATTAAAAATGGCTGGGGCAAGAGAAAGGTTAAAGCTGTTTAACCAAAATCAAAAAATAATGAATAAAGGTTATGGAGAACATGGAGCAAGTACCCGTAAAAAATCTTTGAGAGGATGGTTTGCTTCTCTTGGTGGAGTAAAGAATGATATTTATAATTACCGTGAAAAACTTGTGGCTCGTTCCAGAGATTTGTATATGGGAGCACCTTTGGCAAATGGAGCATTGAATACAATGAAAATGAATGCTGTTGGTTCAGGATTAAAATTAAAGTCAAGTATTGATTCAGATATTGTAGATTTATCCGAAGATGAAATAGAAGTGTTAGAAACAAAAATAGAAAAAGAATTTAATTTGTGGAGTAATTCTAAAATAGATCAAACAGGTTTACTTAACTTTTATGAAATTCAAGATTTAGTTTTCTTAACAACATTGTTAAATGGAGAATGTTTTATTCATTTAAATTATTTTGAAACTCCAGAAAATCCGTATAGCTTGAAATTATCCATAATTGAGCCTGACAGAGTAAATACTCCAAGCAATAAAATGACTGACACTTCTATTGTTCAGGGAGTACAATTTGATAAAAATGGACGTATTGATGGTTATTATATTCAGGAACATAATCCAAACGATGAAATTAGGGGTATGAATCAACATAAGTATGTAAAAATGTACGGAAGTGAAGGGCAATTAAACATAATTCATTTGACAACTTCGGAGCGTCCAGGGCAAGTAAGAGGTGTGCCAATATTAGCTCCTGTAATGGAAAGTCTGAAACAACTTGATAGATATACAAATGCAGAATTAACGAGTGCAATTATAAGCAGTATGTTTACAATTTTTATTGAATCAGCTGATATACCTCAAACAAATCCAGGGGATTTATCGAATGTCGGACAAAAAGATGCCATAGCAAACGAAGAATCTGGAACGCTGGAGCTTTCAAGTGGTGCAATAGTAACTCTTAATAAGGGGGAAAAAGCAACATCTGTAAATCCGGCAAGACCTAATGCACAATTTGAGCCATTTATGACGGCTATAATACGACAAATCGGAAGTAGCTTGGGTATTCCTTACGAACTTATGATAATGCACTTCACAAGCAGCTATTCAGCAAGTAGAGCAGCTTTATTGGAAGCATGGAAAACTTTTAGAAAAAAACGTGAATGGTTTGCTAAAAATTTTTGTCAACTTGTTTATGAAGAGTGGCTAAGAGAGGCGGTTTTGCTAGGAAGAGTAGAAATAAATGATTTTGAAAATGACATTTTGATTAGAAAAGCATACAGTAACGCAATTTGGAGTGGAACATCACAAGGACAGTTAGATCCTACGAAAGAAGTTAATGCGGCAATTTTGAGAATAAATGCCGGGTTATCAACGAGAAGCCGTGAAACTATTGAATTAAATGGGGGAGATTTTGAACAAAATATAAAAATATTGGCAAAAGAACAAAAAATAGCAAATGAGAAAGGAGTGATTTTGGATGGGACAATCTATACCGAACCACCAAACAATGAGCCAGAGGAATAAAACTATATGGAATATAGTTAAAAACGATGATAAAAATGCCGAATTGATGTTATATGGTGATATAGCTGAAAGTTTTTGGGGTGATACCATAAGTGCTAAGGAAGTTACAGAATATTTAGCTGACTTAGATGTAGAAAATATTAATGTCTATATTAATTCAAATGGCGGGGTAGTTGACACTGCTATTGCAATTAATAATGCTTTGAGAAGACATAAAGCCAAAGTAACTGTAAATATTGACGGTATTGCAGCAAGTGCGGCTACTTTAATAACGTGTGCTGGAGATACAGTTAGAATGCCTAAAAATGCTTTGTTTATGATACATAACCCTTCAACAATTGCAATGGGAGATTCAGAAGAGATGAGAAAACAAGCAGATGTACTTGAAAAATATAAAAATTCGATAACGGAAACTTATTTGCAAAAAGTTAATATTAATAAAGAAAAATTATCAGAACTTATGGATAATGAAAGCTGGTTAAGTGCTGAAGAAGCGTTGAAATATGGGTTTATTGATGAAATAATCGAAAATACAGATATTCAAGTAGTTGAAAATAAGGTAATTTCTAATAATATGGTGTTTAATATGGCGGAGTTTAAAAACTTTAATGTTGATAAAAATATAAAAAATAATGGAAAAGGAAGTGAAAAAATGACAATAGAAGAAATTAAAAATCAATATCCTGATATTTATGCCGAAATCATAAACGAAGGAAAAGAAATTGGTATCAAGGAAGAAAGAACAAGAATACAGGAAATCGAGGATTTAGGGTATAGCCATGAAGTAGTTAATAAAGCTAAATTTGAAGAGCCTAAAAATGCTAGAGATTTAGCGTTGGAAATTGTAAGTTTAATGAAACAGGAAAATCAAAATAAACTTAACAGGATACAAGATGAAGGGAAACCACTTAACAATATGTTGAAAGGTAATGATGATGGGGTTAATGATGAGCAAAAAGCAGCAAATAAAATTTTAGCATTTTTTAAGAAAGGTGGTAAATAAATATGAAATATGATTATACAAATGAACCAGATCATTTGATTATTGGGAAAAAGGAACTGGTTATAGCAGAACTTGTTTTACAGGTCGGAAAAACTGTGAAAAGAGGAGATATTGTGGATAAAGATGGTGCAATAATAACTGATACTGGAAAAGTATTCGGAATTGTTACAAGAGCTGCCGATGCAACTGGAGCTCCAACAAAAACAACTGTTTATACTGAAGGAGAATTTAATATTGAAAAAGTAAACTTTGGTACAGCAACAGAGAAAAAAGTTATAGAGTTATGCAGCGACAGAAATATATATTTAAGAACATTAGGAGGTAAGGAATAACAATGAGCATGAATTTAGATTTGAGTTTAAGAACATTATTTTTAGTAACAGAGGCAATGCCGAGACCGAGAACATTTTTATTTGATACGTTTTTTGCAAATAGGGAAAATTTGGATACTGAAACAGTAACTATTGAATTTAAAAATGGTAGAAGATTGATGGCTCCATTTGTTGATAGATATGTTGACGGAGAGGAAATGCCAAAAGATACATTTTCAGGAAGAACATTCAAACCTTATGCAGTGGCTCCTAAAAAGACATTTCATGCAGATGAGCTAACTTTTGAAAGATTGCCAGGAGAAAATCCGTTTTCACAAAGTGATCCTGATACAAAAAGGCAGAAAAAAATTGCCGAAACTTTGCAGGAACAAAGTGAACAGATTGCAAGACGTTGGGAGGCTATGGCAGCTGAAACATTATATAAATTACAAACTACAATCGACGGAGAAGGAATATCAGACACAATCAAATATTATGATAACTCTTCTACGGAACATCATACAACCGTCGCTTCAACTTGGGACAATGCTAATTCTGACCCAATTAAAGACATAAAGGCTGTATTAAGCGAAATTAATAAAGCTGGAGGAACTAGACCAGAAGCAATAATTCTTGATCCGCTGGCTGCGGAATTATTTATTAATAATAAAGCTGTGCAAAATATGATGAATCTTAGAAATGCTTATTTTGGGGATATAAGACCTGAAGTTGAGGGTGTAAATGGTGCAAGTTATATTGGTACATTGACTGGATTAGGAATTGATGTTTTTGAATATCAAGAATATTACGATTATGTGGATAAATCTACAAAGCAAACTAAAACAAAAGCAATTATTCCAGATTACACAGCTTTATTTGCACCGAAAGGCAACTTAGTAAAATTTGGAGCTGTAAGTACAATTAAAGATGGACTTTTGGAAGGGGATTTAATCCCTAGAACCTACACAAAGGAAGAAAATGATACTATCACAATCCGTACAATGTCAAAACCAGTAACAATTCCTTTAAACACAAAATCATTGAAAGTTCTAAAAGTTAAGTAGGTGATGGTTGATGGCAGTATATATAGTTAAAGAATCGTTTATTTATGACGGAAAAATACAAAATATCGGCGAAGAAGTTCAAATACTGGAAAAAGATGTGATTGAAAATTGTATCAATAGAGGACTGATAGAGAAAAAAGACAGTAAAAAAGCAGACACAAATGACATTCCTGAAGAAACAGGAGTGTCAGATTCAGATTCTGAATCTAAAACGGATAAAAATAAGAGAAAGTAGGTAAAAACTATGAATTTTAAAGATATTTTAGAAAATGATATACAAAATGTATTTTTAAATTCAGAAGAGTTTGGAGAAACACATAATTTAAATGGTGTTGATGTTATTTGTGTGACAGATGAGGATAGTTTTCAAGAGAAGGAAATTAGTGGGAAATTAACAATAGAAAGTGGATTTTACAAGGAAGGAATTACAGTATTTATTGATAAAAAATATTTGAAATATAAGCCTGAAGGAAATATGAGAATAGATTTTGATGATAAAGAATGGATAGTTGCAAACTGTAAAGAGGACTTTGGTATGTATGAACTTGACTTGTATAGATACACGGATTATTAGGGGTTGATGCAGATGTTTACGGTTGAATTTGATGAAAGTGTACTTAGTGACATAGAGAATAAGTTTATTGAATTTCCACAACAAGCTCCAAGAGCTTTGGCAAGTGCTTTGAATAGAGTTTCAAATATGAGCAAAACTCGTATGGTTAGAAATGCAACTAAGACCTATACGGTTAAATATGGGGATTTATTAAGCGGATTGACTATGAAAAAGGCTAATCCTGGTAAGCTGATGGCTGAAATCAATTCTAATGGAAGTTATTTGGGATTAGACCATTTTCAATTGAATCCGAGCACGAGAACTGCGAGAACATCGGTAACGGCAACAGTAAAAAATGGAAACGGAATAATGCTAAATGACAGAACATTTATAGCCTACAATGATGGACATTTAGGAGCATTTGAAAGGGAAGGAAGTGGACGGCTACCGATTAAGAGAAAATATGGACCGTCTGCTCCGCAAATGTTAGGACCTACAACGTGGTTACCTGATCTCGATGAATTTATGTCTCAAAAATTAAATGAAAGGTTTGAACATG